CTTCTTAGCGGCTGCGGTAGCCACTGGCTTCTTAGCTGCTTTTTTAGGGTCAACACCTGTGCGACCAGCTTGGCCTTTACGCCCACCTATGCCACCACCTTTGGTGTTTTCAGGGATAAGTGACGCTAGTAAAGAACCTGCTGTAATAGCAACACCTGCTGGCCCTGCAAATCTAGCTGCACCTTTACCAAATCTAGCTAACTTACTTAGTAACTTACTGGGAGTCTTTTTAGATTGTGGGCTAATACGTTCACCAGCGGGGCCAATTTTAGTCCCATCAGGTATAGCTTTAGGCTTAACAGTTCTATTTGTACCTTTTACAACTTTCTCCTGACGACCAACCTTTTGAGTTGCTTTACTCTTGTTAGCGTTAGGGTCTGTAGGGCCGACTGCCTTAGAAGATGTTGATACCTTGTTGCCAGACAATGCCCGTACTAACTTACCCCTTGCTGAAGCCCTTTTAGTTATTTTTGCCTCACCGTTTGGATTAACTGCTGGCTTTTTAACAACCTTCTTCTTAGCTGCTGGCTTCTTCTTCTTAGCTACAACCTTCTTCTTAGCTGCTGGCTTCTTCTTAGCTGCTGGCTTCTTAGCTTCGGGTTTCTTTAGAACCTTCTTCTTCTTAGCTGCTGGCTTCTTAGCTGCTGGCTTCTTCTTAGCGTCTTCTTTTGCTACTGTCTCACCCTTGCTATTGAACTTAGCTGTTGGGCGTTTAGCTTTGGCATCTGCTAGTTCCTTTATTAAGTCCTTAGCACCGCCTTTAGCTTTCTTTCTTGAAGCTAGTTCAGCCTTTATCTCAGCCATTATTCGTTTGTCTTCTTCGCTTAATCCTATTGCCATTACTGTTCACCTTGTCCTTGTTTCATCATGCCTTGAGCTACAGGGCCAACAGCTTTCTCAGCCATTTGTGCCATCATTTGTTGTTGCTGTTGCTGCTGTGCTTGCTGCTGTTCTTGAGCCTTTTGTTCGGCTGACTTAACTAAGCCACTGGTATCAATACCTAAAGACGCTCCAAGACGATCAATGTAATCATCAACATTTAACTCACGGGCAATTACGTCCTTACCTAGCGGGGCTAGCATCTGAAGTAACTGAGAGAGTTTGTTGAGGTCTTGACCACGGCCTAAAGCTTCCATGCCTGTAACAATCTGAGGCTTTAAAGTGTCTTTGGGGAACTTAGGCATTTTGCCCGACTTCTCCATGCGACTAAGAAGTAGCTTAACCATTGGGTACTGGAACTCTTGTGAGAGTATTGAGTACACACCACCTAACGCTGACTCAAGTTCTTGAGCCATGTATCGAACTTCTTCGGCAGTAACACGTTCAGCTTTACGCTGGACTGAAGAGTTCATTAGGAATGAGAAAGCAAGTCGTTCACTAATCTCACGCGCTGTATCCTGTGCTACACGGAAGTCATTAAATTTCTGTAACTGGAGTACGGTCACGTCATCGGCACTGCCTGAAGCTATTCCTCCATTGGGAGTTTGTGCGATTACCTTTGGTTTAGTAGTCCCATTCGGGCGTACTAGGAACAACACCTTGGCTGCTGCTGCGGAACCTTCCACAATAGCTTTAGTCAAAGTCTCTAGTGAACTTAAGTCACCTAGAAATTCTTCAACATAACCACGTCCATACGATTCACCATCAATACGTACCATACGCAATGACATAAATGGTGATTGGTCTAACGGGAATGAACCTTTTGAGCTAGGTATAAGTTGACCTTCGACCTCTTGATACACTTCCCACTTCTTATCGACACGACACACTTTTGTGAACAGATCAACAGACTTTAGTTGTGACTCTTCGGAAGGTTTTGTAAGCAGCTTTTGGACTTCTTCGGGAAGCATAAGGGGGCTTACAGTTTCTTTAGTAATTATCTCTAGGACATTACCCATTGCGTCACGCTGACATACGTAACGATCTAAACGAAATACACGGACACCACCATCTTTTGGCATGTGGATTAATACATTGCCAGAAGTTATAAGCTGTTTAAGTGCTTCAAATACTGGCACTCTCACTGCGGTAGCTTCAATCTCTTGCATAGCTGCACGTTCAATACGAGCTAATGCCTCTTCTACTTTACCCCTAGCATCATCACCTGCAAGACTCTGAAGATCAAAGTCATCCATCGTTAGACGGAAGAAAGGTGAGTTAGGTGGTAAGAGTGTCATCAGTAGCTTTGACGCTAAGTTGTTGACACCTCTGGCTCCTATTGATTGATAAGGAGTAGAGTATAAAGAAGAACCAGAATGACCTTGTGGGGGCATTAGGGTAGGTATAGTGAGCGTAGCGACTTCCCTTGCTCTATCGAGGAATGATGTACGATCACTTTCAAGTTGTGTATAGCGTTTAGCTACTGCACCATCTGTGGGTAGCATAAGCTAAATTCTCTTTATTAAATTGTTTTAGGCAATGTTTAAACCAACACCTGCACCTGCGACACGTTGACCTGTTTTGGCTGTACGTAAATTACGCTTGCCTCGTTGTTGCTTACCTTTCTTGACTGCTAAGATATTTTTTAGCGCGTCAGGGTTAGCTATTGCACCAGCAGCCGACAAATTTGTTTCGGGTATTGCTGCTTTTACTTGCGGCCTTGAAGCACCCTCTGGGTTAGGGTCAACAACAGGAGGTAGAACAACAGGAGGTAGAACAGCAGGAGGTAGATTAGGACGTACAGGACGTACAGGAGGTACTACACCGCCACCTACTCCGCTAAAGCCTGAAGGAACAGCGTTCAATTTAGGGGATGTACTGTAATCCTTGTGGACGTTGTTCTCGCCACGCGGGTCGCCAGTTGGGCCTGACCCTTTATAATTTGTGTAGCTACCACCAGCACCGCCATTAACTGAAGAACCACCATCTAACATATTCTTAATAGATGCGTCTTTTTCTTGCATGGTTCTAGTGCCAAACTGCAATAAGCTTTCGACAGGTTTATGCTTTGTGTCATTTACTATGTCGTTGAATATACCAGTAAAGCTAGTGTCCTTTCCTAAAGATGCTGCTTGTGCCTTAGAAAGCGCGGCAAGACCGTCTTTACCTTTGACACCATTAATAGCTAAATTAACTAAAGCAGGGTTAGTCTGTGAGTTAGCGACTCCCTTTATTGCTTTACCACTTGAGCCAGTGATATTTGAACGTGCCACGCCAATACCTTTAGCCTGTTGACTAGCCGTGTGCGCTGCACCTGCTGCTTTGTTTTTTGCTATTGATGTTGTGTTGGGCGTAAAAATATCCTTCATTTTATCGTTTAGCCCACCGCCACCACCGCCACCATTTTTTGATTTATTACCACCACTCTTAGGGTCACACATTAGTATTTACCTTTTTTACTGCTAGCTATAGTAAGGCTAGGTTGGGAAGCACCACCCATAGTTAACCCTGTGGTAGTGGTTTTCTTGTTACGTATCCCACGCTTACCTTTGGCCTGTTTTTTACGCTGACCGCTAGGAGTCTGTTCCATATCTGAAAGGTCTAAACTAGCTGGCGCACGTGCAGGTGCGGGTGTTGGTGGGGCAGGTGCGGCTTTAGAACTTCCAAATATGCACATTGTTATTCCTCTTGTGTAAAATCGTCTTCGGATAACTCTATAAGTTTCTTAATGACACTTCGCTGACCTTGCAGATACCGAAGTTCTTCTAGTGCAATCTGTTGGGTCGGGAGGGTGTCGGGGAATAACTTATTGAGGGTTGTAAGGAGTCCTTGGGATATGCCCAAAGACCGTTTAAGTATAGTTCTCATAATGGCTTTACTGTAACGGTACGTTAAAAGGAATTAGGCACATTTAGCGTTAGTTCTCGCTTCTGCGCCTTGGCTAATATTTGCTTACGGGCTTCGTCATCTAAGTCTTTCCAAGTCATAATTTCTGTACTGGAACGAAAGCACCCCACACAAATATCGTTGTCATTAAGGTGACAGATATTGATGCAGGGTGAGGTCATTTAGATTCCTTATGCAAGGCATCGTCATAGGCTTGGCAAGCTTTTTCAGATTTAGACAGTAATGCCATGTGTTCGCTGCTGTACTCTGAGCCTTCAAACTCATCTGCTATGACGATACAATCCACACAGTCCTGTCTTAAGAGTTCTAAAGCTAAACCCCTAACTTGTCCTTTCATTCGTAAGCTTCCTCTTTTTCGTCTTCGTACAGCACAAGGGCGTTGTCGAACTCATC